CCAGACAAGTGGTTCGTATTCCCTTACGTTCTTGTAAACTCTGAAGGAGAGCAAGTTCGTATCATGGAAGAACCAAGAGCTAACATTGCTGGTACAGCTTATATCTATACTGTACAGCTTGTAAATCCAGATGCAGCAGCAGTTCTTACTTCCGGATTTAACGCAGGAGAGCTTTGGGCTCAGTTGTACGCACCTGTTGGAACTGATTTCTCTCGTGGAAACGCTTCTAACTGGGAGGCTCCAGGTAAAGTTCGTAACAAACTTACTACTGTACGTAAGTCTTACCACATGTCTGGTAATGCTCGTGATTATGTAGCTGAGTTCTCTCTACCAAAGAAAGGTGGTTCTACTACTAAGCTTTGGATGGACTATGAAGAGTACCAGCACATGCTTTCTTTCAAAGAAGAGTGTGAAATGTATTACTGGTATGGTCAGCGTACTTATGGTGCTGATGGTGTAGTAAACATGGTAGACGAGAATGGTCAGCCAGTTGTTATCGGCCCAGGTCTACTTGAGCAGATCATCAACCAAGAGACTTACTCTACTCTTACAGAGACTCAGCTTTTGAACATCATTGGTGACCTTTTCTATGGTATGACCGATGCTAACAAGAAGCAAGTAAACCTTTACACTGGTACTGGTGGAATGCGTGAGTTCGATGCTGCATTGAAAAACTACTTTGGTGCAAACCAGTGGCAAGCAAGTGCAACTACTGAGTTCATTACTGGATCAGGACGTAACCTTGGACTTACTGGATACTTCAAACGATATGAGCACATTGATGGTCATGCTGTGAATGTTATCAAGATGCCATTGTTCGACCACGGTCCTGTTGCTCGTGCGCGTGCACTTCACCCAGTAACTGGATACTCTCTTGAGTCATACAGAATGGTATTTGTTGATCAGTCTTCTTACGATGGTCAGTCAAACCTTCAAATGATCAACAAGAAAGGACGTGAATATCTACGATGGTGTGTACCTGGATCTGTTGTTCCTCGAGGATTCGATGCCAACACTTCACGTGCATCTGACGTAGACGGTGCTTCTGTACACATGTTGAAGACAGCTGGTGTATCACTTCGTAGATTTGATACTAGCTTGGATCTTCAGTGTGTAGCAAGCTAATAATTGAAACTCCGCAGGGTGGGCTTTCGGGCTCACTCTGCCCCTTCCCGGGGGAGTTATTCTTTCCAGCCCGGGTATTTTATACACATACTTAACTGTAAAGAACCATGAGTACCAAAACAAAAAAGACGAAAGTCGAAGAAACAGAAGAGCCGGCAGCTGTAACAAAAGAGCCAGTAAAAAAAGAAGCTATAGAAAAATCTTCTATTTCTTTTGGATCACACAAAGTTTACTTAAGAAGGCGTCCTATAGGAGGTCACCTACCTAAAGAAGTTAGGGCAGAAGCTGTAACTAAACTTTCAAGCATTTTTGTAAATAGACAACCTCTTAGAGGATTTGCTTCTATAGAAGATGAGAAAAAATATCTTAATGGCGTTTTAGATGTAGACCCAGAAGATAGAGATTGGTCAAAATTCTCTCGTAGATTTTGGGCTGAACTCCGAATACCTGTAGGATTTGCAGGAAAAGAATTAGAAATAGGCCTAGATGCCAATGGAGACCCATTGAACATCATGGATTTTATCAGTTACAGCTTTGCAAAAAGACATAAGCTTGTAGCTGAAACTGAAGACGAAATGAAACGTGATCCTAAAACAAGGTTTTGGATCATGGACCCTAAAAAAGAAACTAATAGAAAGAACTCAAACGTTCAAATTGCTAAGAAAGCAGATAGAGAATTTATCAAAGCTACTGAAGATCTTGATCGTATGAAGAATCTACTACAGGTTTTAGGTAATGTAAAAGTAGAGAACTACGATAAAGAAAGTATTGAGAACATGCTTTACGATATCAAGCAGTCTACGCCTAAAAAATTCTTGGAAGTTTGTCTAGATGATAACTTAGATATTAGGGCAGAAATAGCATCTTTCGTATCTTCAAAGGTTATTAATAAAATAGGTAATGTTCATATTCACGGTAACGACACTATAGCGAACAGTGAAGAAGAAGCAATTATCTTTTTTAAGAACCCAAAAAACTCCGGACTCTTAAATATTTTAAGGTCCAAACAACGTGAAGCCATACGATGAACGTACTTGAAATGCACATTGCCGTAAAGCAGGGGATCGATAGGATCCACTCGCAAAGAGATGATCAGATTCGCACAGAAGAACTTGATCTGGAACTCAATAGGGCAATGCAGCGTTTCATAAACCAACGTTATGGTAAAAACAATGCTTATCAAGAAGGATTCGAAGAAAGTCAAAAAAGAATTGACGAACTTCGGTCCCTTCTTGTAGAGTATTCAGCTCCTGTATCTTTTAAAGAAGAGCTTATAACAGGTAGAATATGGGTGGATTCTTTTGAGTTTCCTACAGATTATATGTATCTGATAAATCAAAAGTCTAGAATATTCTTAAATAACTGTAGGGAAATGCCATCTAATGATGTAGCTATGCCCAACACATATTATTTTACTTTTAGGTTAGAAGATTTTCTTGTAGATAATAATGAGTTTTTAGCGTACATTGCTTTGATCGGCCCTACACAGACTGCTATAGCCTGGCAACCATCTCAAGAACTTTTAGCTTCAGGATACGATCCATCGCAATTTCCGCAAAGTACTAATGCTGTAGTAAATGATATGTTTAACAATCCTGGTCTAGGATTTGAATTTCATTGGCAATCATACGGTACATTGGAGTTTCCAGGACAGTTTATTGTAACTGTAGATGTAGAAACGCATCCATGGTTTCAATGGGACGCATCAAACAATCAAATTATAACTCCTCTTGTAGCTTATAACTCTACAAATGATCAAGTAAACGCAATACTCCCATTGGTACAAGATAGAAGCTCTGAAATAAGAAGAGTACCTAATATCAATGAATATCAAGTAGAAGACGTCTTAAATAGATTCTCTCAACAAGATGATGTTTATAGGCTATTAGATGATCCTTTTAACACAACTTATAAAAGAGAACCGCTTACAACTATCAGAGATAACTTCATAGATGTGTATACGAGTTCTATATTTATAATAGATGAAGTTAAAATCACCTATATACGAAAACCTATAGCAATATCTTTAACTTTGGGGTATGATTGTGAGCTACCAGATCACACTCATCAAGAAATTGTAGACATGGCGGTAGCAAGCATTTTAGAAAGAACTAGCGATCCTAGATATAAAACACAAATGGGAGAGCTTATAAACAGAGAATAATCTTTTAAAAAGTAATTAAAATGAGAAAACTATTAGTAGCCGATGAAGTTGCAGTAGCATACGCAGCAGGAGTTTTAGCTCCAGGAGCTGTAGATATCCAAAAGCGTGAAGCAAATGGACAAAACTCCGAACCATTAGCACCAGGAGACACTATTGCACAGGCACCACAAATTAGATTGGTACAAGGAACTCCAGAAGGAAAGAATATTGTAACTCCATGGTTGAACGGAACTAATGTAGTAGCGTGGAAAAAAGAAGCCTATGTGACAGGTCAAGTAGCGCAGTCTACAACTTTAACTTTTGCAGGTGTTCCTTTTATAGCTGGTGGTCAAGCAACAGTAAAACTTATTGGACTTAACCAAGGACAAGCACAGTTTGAAAGAAAGAGTTATACTATTGAAGTAGGACCTGCAACCGCAATTACCGATGCAGCAACTTTTGCAGTGGAGCTAGAAGCACGTATTCTTGCAGACACGCCTAGTTTTATTGCAGCAGTTGCAGAAGCTGGAGCTGTAGTTACTTTGACAGGAAGCCTTTTTTCTCTTTCAGTATCTCCTTCAACTGAACTTGGAAACTTTAGAGTGGCCTCTGAAGGGTTTGATAATGGTGTAACTATTGCAATAGCTACTCCAGTTGAACCTACTTTGGGTGTAGGCAGTGCAGAGGTTCTTGCTCAATACGAAAAGAGTCTTCAAGGAGATCGCTCTTTCTACAACCGAGTTCGACAGCCAAATACTCCTCCATCTTATATTGATACTACAACTCCAGCTACTTATGATGTTTACAGCATCGTTGTAGCTAACGGAACTGAAGGTCAGATCAAAGGAGTAGACAATCTACGTAGCATCACAGTAGCCTTTAAATCAGGCGGCGGTGCTGCTAATGTTGCGTTTGAAGCACAGCTTAATCCTTGGATGATTAGTTTGCCAGGAGCTTTCCCTAACGTATAATATAGTATCTTTAACTCTAAGAAGCCGGAGGGGGAAGTATCCTCCCCCGGCTTTTTTATTAAAACGTAGCAAATGAGTTTAATCGCAACCATAACCCCAGATTGTAAGTTTATAAGTCTTACATTTACAGCTGCTTCAGGGACAGCAACAGTAGAAATAACAAATGGGTCTGAATACGGTTATGATTTCAATGCAGCCGTTTTACCAAATCAACCTTTTAATATTGTACTAAATCTTATTTCTACTGTAGGAATAGTAGATGGAGTTTTTGAAATAGAACTCACAGACTCTACAGGAAATAAACAATACGTAGGAGCAGTAGGAAAATGTGCTATAAATTGTTGTATAGCAAAAAAGATGGATACAATTTTAGGGTGCGATTGTGCATGTAAAAAATGTAATTCTGATCTTATAGCTGCAGAAAGAATACATCTTCTCATGGAAGGAGTAGAATCAGACGTAGCGCAGATATCTGACAATACAGCTTCTAATGAAGCTTATTATGAAAGTGCTGTTAAAAAGTATAACAAAGCTGCAGAACTTTGTTCTGATAGCTGTGGATGTAGCTGCTAATGAGTTTACCTAAATATATATCAGGAATATCAGCGTTTGTAGAAGACGGTTTATATATAGTTATAACTTACGCTACAGACTTTGGATATGATAAAATATCTAATGTAGAAGATGTATCAGATTCTTTTTCTGAAGGTATTACTATATCTCAAAATGAAAATAGTTTTACTATAGGATATGGTACTACAAGAACTGATGAAACTAGTAAAAAGCTTAGAATAACCTTTGAGTCCGGGTATACCAAAACGCTTGAAGTATTTACTCCTACATATAAAAGAAGAATTTCTTTACCAGCTCTTCAACTACAAAACTCTGTTTTCGGTCAGTCAGACTTTGGAAACTTTGAACAAACTGTATTTGCGGGACCTGAAGCTTCTTTAAATCCTTCAGCATATGCTATGATGCCTATGTTGGATCCCTATGGAAAATTTGGACATAAAAGTTCTTGGACCTATAGTGAGGCTGGAGTTGCAGTTTCTTTTAAAGGAAATGTTATTTCAAACATAGATGAATCCGTTCCATTCCTAGGAGTTCCAAAAATGGCTCCTGCAGAACAGTTCGGACAGTTTGTATCTATACTTGGAAAAGGAAATGACTTTACTTCGGCTTCTGACGTATGGGG